GTTTCGGAATCGTTCGTGACAATCATGTTTCCGTAGCGGTCGATTATCACCCGTCCTGTGACCTCCCAGTTGCCGCGGGAATCCTTCGTCTCAATCTCTATCCCGTATGCGGTGAGATGCATTCGTCGGCTGTCGTCGTTCTCGTCCGTGATGTAGGTTCCGAGCCCCGGTTCGTCTCCGGCACTTGCTCCCGTGAGGGTGATGGTTCCGAATTTCAGGGTTCCTTTGTAGCCGTTTATGGTCCTGCCGTCTTCGGCAACCACAGGAAGGATTTCTATGTATTCCTTGTCGTCTCCAACGTGGAAGGCTCCCTGATAATCACGGTTTCCAGGGCCGGGATGAGGATTGAGGGCGGTTGCCAGCGTCCAGAAGTTGTTCAGACCTCCGTTCATTTTTCCGCCTGTTATCTCCCCGAGGTTTGCGGAGATTGCGGAAAGCTCCTCGACTATTGCGTTTTTTTCCGTAAGATTCGCCTTCACGAAGTCGCGGATGTTGTCGAAGTTCGCGGTCACGGTTATGTCGGTATATTTCGCCTCATCGGTTCCGGCCTCATTGATCGAGGTCACACGGAACTGGTACGAGGTCATCTTGAGACCTCCCTCCCGGGCAGAAAGAAGCGGAAGTCTCTGGATGTAGGGGGCGTCTCTTTCAAGCGGTGTGTGAGTGTCCGCCCTGTATCCGTCCACATCGGCAACGGGATCCTTGTCCGTGGCCGGAGTCCACCACACTCCAGGCTCATCCGTATCCGGTCTTCGTATCAGGATTCCGTAGCGGATTGTTCCATATTGCATGCGCCCGTCGCTTCTCGGAGGCTGGGCCATGGTAAGCGTTATGAACCGCCCGTCCTCGGAGGCCTCTATCACGGGGGCACCGAGTTTCCACGTGCCGTACACAGAGGGTGACGCATTGACTGCGGCAGGGTCGCAGAATCCGGACACCTTGTCGTAGATGCTCGTGACTTCCACCCGGAAACGCCACGGAAGGAAGTCCGCTGCCTCCGGGAATCCGGGGTAGTTTTCCCCCGTTCTCTCAATCGCAAAGCTGAATCCGTTGGTCTTGCTTCTTCCGGCATCATTCCATGTGGTTCCTGAATCGAAGGACACCTGAACGGAATAATACTGCACGGTGTTCTTCAGTCCAAGTCCCAGGGGATTCCACCTGAGCTCCACCGAGTCCCTCGTTGCTACGGCAGTGAGTCCGGCTGGTGTATCGGGATTGGAGACTTCGGCGGTACCTGCCTCCATCCGGCCGATTGCAGCATCCACATCCGAAGGAGTCGCGTATTCCCTCACATCCTGAAGCTTCAGTATTGTGGAGTCGGGACGTGCGGTTATGTTAGACTTGTATTCGGGGAGACTGCCTCGGCTGTAGACTGCCGGATTGTATTCAACGAGCGTGAGTGTATATCCTTCGTCCGCAGGTTCGCTTCCCACAATCAGCATCTTGGTGGTGACGCGTGAGAACGAGCCGTCTTCAAGCAGCCCGAAGCCGAGGGTATCCCCCACAGACGGTATTTTCTTATCCGATTCAGAGATAACATCGAGCACGGCCAGTGTCGATGTCCGCCCCGCACCCTCCACACGAAGCTCAAGAATTCCGGGAGTGGTCGTGCAGTTGATGATGACTCCGCAGGAACCGCTTTCCGGAAAGTCCACATATCCCGCAAGCTCGATGGCACGGAGCGTTCCGTTCTGCCAGAAAAGAGATTTGATTACACCGTGTCCGAGTCCTATGCTGAGGGTCGGAGTCTGGAGGTTGATGCAGTCGAAGACCCGGTAGAAGCCTCCGCACTGTCCGACCTTCGCAGTGGCGGTCACAGGACGTGCGATTTCCTCTGCCATGTGCCTCCATGCAAGGCGGAAGGCCTGCGTATAGTCGGTCACGTATGACAGCGCAGTTGTGGAAAGGAAGTCTGTCTGAGGATCGTATTCCTCCCCGTCCCGCATGAAGACAACACTGTCGGACTCGTACCCGGCGGCCCCGTTGATGTACGTCACCTTTATTCCGTCGGTAGTCCTGCGCACCGACTTCACGGCGGAGAGACTGATGATGTTGTCTGGGGTGAGCAGACCCACGGAGTAATCACGCCCGCTGTCCACAAGGACTTCGAGCAGTCCTGTCATTTCGTTGAGCACGAGCATTGCGTGTCCGTTGCCCACAAGGGTTTCCAGAAGATTCTTCTTCGAGACGGTGCTTGTCACCGCACCGTCAGCATAGATTCCCTCCTCCTCGCAGTATTCATACCATTCCCCGAAGCTGTCGAGATCTATTTCGGAGTCTTCGTATTTCGAGGGGGCATGTACCGGGCTTGTGAGAATCTCAAGCACCCACGCAGCAAGATTCCTTGTGGGAGTCCTGGACAGACTCCATTCCCCGGTCTCGCTGTTCCACGTCCTCGCGCATCCGCATTCCACCACCGAGAACTTGTCCATGTAACCGTCGGTGGCAGACGTGCTTTTAATTTTTATTCCCATGCGCGTGCACTTGTCGCGGAGATTCTCCTCAAGCGGGAGTGCCGGCACAAGGTTATCCGAGCTGCTTTTTTTCTGGTCGAAGATGACCGACTGGACGGCCATGAGATACACGGTGTCCTTTGCATTGCTCTCGGCCTTCGGTGTGGTTCTTCTCACACGGACGCTGATATTTTTGTTGTACGCCTGGGACGGAGTGAAGGTCTGCGTTGCGGCAAAGCGCATCTGTCTGCGCACATTGCGTGTGAACCTGTTACTGACGGTTCCGTTCTGGTCGAAGCCCGTGTCGAAGTCGTGCCAGTCGCTCTCGGAAGGATTGTCCGCGTTGGTCCACTGAACCTGCAGCGTGAGGGATGCAGACACCCACGTTCCGTTGTCCGAGTCGAATTTCCTGAGACCGTCGAACAGGATGATCACTTCCACAGACATGACATGGTCGGGAAGCTGCTTGACAAGTCCGGCACGCCACTCATCCTCTATCTCCTGAGCCTCCGACTGACTTGAGTCGCTTCCTATGTGCCTGTGGGGGATTTCCTCCATGTAATTAGAGAACACCACCTTCCGGTTGAACTCGTTTTCGGTGAAGTCTCCCGTCTGCCGGATTTCCACGATGTTCTCCGGGTCGTAGTATGTGCCCTGCTCGAAGACGTACTGTCCTTCCTGTATTGTGCCGTCCGGCCATGTGAGTATGGTGTTTGAGCCCAGCATCAGCTTCTTCAGAGAAAGAGTCGAGAATCCGCAGTCAAGCACAAGATGATAATAGAGATCGGTTCCGTCAGTCCCGCTGATTGTCACGTGGTCGGGGCATAGTTTGTAAGGGGTGAAAAGTGTCCGCCCGATTATGTACGGAAAGGACTGCCCCGTTGCAGATGCATTGGAGGCCCCCTTCACATACGGGAGCTTCTGTATCTGGCTGCCGGAACTGAGCTTCTTCTGGTTTTCCTCAAGTTCCTGCTGCTTTATGCGGTTAGTGGTATCTGCCTTTTCTTTTTCCATGGCAAGGCGAGCATTTCTCTGGTTCATCCTGAATATAAGAATA